ATCATTGTTGCTCTCCTGGTTGCCTCGTTATCAGTTTGTAGTCTGTCGGGATCTGGATCTTTGCTCCGCCTCTTGAGTGGTCTCCCGGTGATTCGCCCCGGTGCCCCGCCCTCTCTTCGGCTCCTGGCTCCCTATTTCCTTCTCCCTTGATTAGTATTGTAGCCTAGTAGCGCTTCTGTGTAACACCCACAAAGAGATATGATGCATATCCACAAAGAGATATACGAAGTATCTAAATATTGGTATTGACCTTATGTGAAAAATGTGCTATCTAGTCTCTAGTATCGAAATCTATGCCCGCTTGGCGGGTTTTTTGTGCCTGCATGGAAGACAACCTGCCCATAACAGCATCTAGTAGACAGCCGCTTACTGACGAATTGGTACTGGCGGCTATCGAGCGTATGTCGATCGGTGAATCTATACGAGATTCATGTAAGTCACTGAAACTAGCGGAATCTGCGGTAAGGATGCGGATAATACGCAGCAATTCCTTGGGTGAAGCGTACGCGCGCGCGCGCGAAAATTACGCCGACATTCTCGTGGATCGGTTGATGGATATTGCCCAGGATCAAGACGATCCCCAGCGCGCCCGTCTGATGTGCGACAACGTGAAATGGTGCGCTGCCAAGATCCTCCCCAAGAAGTTTGGCGACCGCACTCAGACAGTCGTTACCGGTCCTAACGACGGTCCCTTGCAGGTGCAGTATGAGACAAGCGAGGAAGCTAAACGCGCACTCGCTGACCTAACTGCACGCATCGCTGTTCTCAATGGTGGCGGTTGATCTTTCTAAGCTGAGTCTGGCGGATGCTAATAAGTATTTGGCGACGCTTCACGAAGTCGAGCGCTTATCTTGTGAGGAATCCCTAGCTCAGTTTGTCAGATCAGCATGGCACGTCCTAGAGCCGTCCACGCCACTGCTGTGGAACTGGCACCTAGACGTACTCTGCGGCTACCTCCAGGCACTCTATGATGGACGGTTGCGCTCCCGAAGGCTGGTTATCAATATCCCTCCTGGCACCGCCAAGAGCCTAGTCGTCTCGGTATTCTACCCTGCCTGGATCTGGGTCCAGCCGGATAGTGGCGCGAGCGAATCGTTCCTGAACCTCACTAATGCCGGTGATCTGGCAACCCGCGATACGATGCGGATGCGGTCCCTGGTGCAGTCTGAATGGTATCAACGTTATTGGCGATCGCGCGTCTCGCTCAGTCCTGACCAGCGTGAGAAGACCCATTTTGCCAATACAAAGCATGGGTTTCGCATTGGCCAGGGTATCAATGCCAGCGTCACTGGAAAGCGGGTAAGCAACCTCATTATTGATGACCCCCATGACGCCAAGCGAGCTTTGGGGGATACTGAGGTTCAGTCGGTATGCCAATCTTATGACCAGGCTGTTAGTAGTCGCCTCAAAGACCCGCGGCATGGGACCATCATTCTCATCATGCAGCGGCTCAGAAACAATGACCTGACGGGTCATCTGCTTGATAAGAAGGATCAGGATTGGGTCCACGTCAAGATTCCGATGACGTATACGGGTTCACCTGGATATGACCCCCTCATTGATATAGGGCCTGAAGCCGCCAAGCTGTCTGATCCGCGCCGAAAGATTGGGGAGACCCTAATGCCGGCTCGCTTCGACAGGGCCTGGCTCAAGGAAGCGCGGGAGAATCTGGGGGAGTACGGCTGGGCCGGACAGATGCAGCAAGATCCCGTGCCCATGGGTGGTGGCATTTTCAAGGCCAAATGGTGGCAACGCTGGCCACAAGGGAAGGAGCTGCCCAAGGTCCAGCACGTCTTCTGTAGCTGGGATACAGCGTATACTGAAAAGGACACCGCTTCTGGCTCGTACAGCGCCATGACGGCATGGGGGATATTCTGGAGCGAGGAGAAGGACCGGCATTGCCTGCTGCTGCTGGCTGCCTGGTGGGGACGAGTCTCCTATCCTGATCTGCGCGCCAAGGCCAAGGAAGAGGAGAGCAAGCGCAAACCGGATTGCCATCTGATAGAGGCCAAGGCGTCTGGACAATCCCTCATCCAGGACCTGCGACGCGGAAAAGTAGGCGTGCGTGGGTATGACCCGCGTCCTGATGGCGATAAAGTAGGACGTGCAGCTTTGGCATCCTCCTCATTCGAGGCCGGACTGATATGGGCCCCATCCACCGCTTGGGCTGACCAAGTGATACGGTATACAGGAGAGATACCGCTCGGTGCACCGCCGTCAGGTGACGTTGGCGATACCGTAACTCAAGCTGTGCGTTACCTTACAAAGAGGTGGTGGATTACTAGACCAGACGATGATGATGAAGAGCCTACCCCGCTGATACCGATTGAAGACGACGAAGACGATGAAGCAATCACCCCCACCCGTTTTGGCGTCTATGGATAGCGAGATGCCCGAGGTGGGTCTGAGCGATCAAGACATGGCCATCCTCGCCATGATGCCTGCCGACCTTCTTACCGAGGAGGAAGCAGACCTGATGGAGGATGAGACCGAGCAGGACTTTGGCGCGAGTGACCCCGAGATATTCGATGTCAATCTGGCGCAATTCCTGAGCGAGGCAAAGGCCAATCGTCTGGCTGACAACATTGCCGAGTGGGTCGCTGTTGACCAACGCAGCAGGATGGACTGGGAAGAGCGTGAAGCTTCCGGTATCCAGCTACTGGGTGTCACTAAGTCAACGCTGGGTGGTGCAGAATTCGAGGGTGCCAGCAAGGCAGTCCACCCTGGATTGGCTCAGGCATGCGTCCAGTTCCAGGCGCGAGCCATGGCTGAGTTGTGGCCATCGGGCGGCCCCTGTAAGGCCATCGTGATGGGAGCATCAAGTCAAGAGAGGGAGCAACAAGCCGAGCGTGTGGCTAGCTTCCTCAATTATCAGTACGAATATCAGATGCCAGGCGCATTTGAGGAGCATGACTCCATGCTCTTTAGATTGCCGTTGTCTGGTAGCTGTTTCAAAAAGGTTTACTACGATCCGCTAGAGGAGACCAACGTCTCCCGTTTTGTCGAGTCGTCCGATTTTTACGTGCCCTACGCGGCTTCCGACCTGCGCAGTGCCCCGCGCTTTACCCACAAGTTGCGGGTGGTGCGTAACGATCTGCGCAAGCTCATTGCTGAGGGCTACTACCTGGACGCGGTGGACAATGCTCCTCTAGCAGAAGGCATCGACCACGAACGCATCGACGACACCATCGACGACGCCGAGGGCCGCACCCCCGAGGAGTCCAGGGCCGAGCATGAGGCGGAGTACGATCAGCGCGACGTGCTGCTGGAGTGCTACTGCTATCTGGATTTGCGCGACTATGATTACGAGGACCCGCTATCCAGCGATGGCTACGGCGACCCGTATGTCGTGACTATTCACAAGGACGACCGCGCACTCCTATCCATTCGTCGCAACTGGCAGGAGGATGATGAGAAGAAACGGCGCCGGCTGTTCTTTACGCATTACAAGTTCCTGCCAGGACTCGGGTTCTATGGGTTTGGATTCCTGCACCTAGCGGGTGGACTATCATCCGCTCAGACAGGTGCATTGCGTTCTCTACTCGATGCCGCTGCACTTGCTAATCTTAAAGGGGGATGGCGAAGCGCTGATCTGCGCATCAAGAAGGGTGAAGAGCGTATCCGCATGGGGGAATGGATACCCGTTGAAGCTAGCGCCGAAGAGGTGTCCAAGGGTTTCTACACGCCACCCTACGATGAGCCAAGCAAAACCCTGTTCAAGTTACTGGGGTGGATGGACAAAACCCTTGGCAACCTGGTATCGACCACTGAAAGCATGGTTGGAGAGGAGAACCAGAGTGTTCCTGTTGGAACCACCCTTGCCAGAATTGAACAGGGTCTGAAGGTATTCTCAGGAATTCATCGCCGTTGTCATGCTGCACAGAAGCAGGAGTTCGGCATCCTGGCATCGCTGAATGCGGACTACCTGCCTCCCGAGTACCCCTATGACCTCCCCGGTGAAAGCCGCATGGTCATGGCCACGGATTTTGATAAGCGGGTGGATGTTATCCCCATCTCGGACCCCAATACGGTCACGAACTCTCAGCGGATTGCGCGTGCTCAAGGGGTTTGGGAACTGTCCTCTTCGGCCCCGGACCTCATCAATCGTCGCCAAGCGCTTAAGGTGTTGCTGGAAGCGTTGCGCATCGAAGAGATAGACCAGATTCTACCCGAGCAAGGCGAGACGCCGAGGCGCGATCCGGTATCGGAAGGCGCGGCCATGATGCG